TCTCCCACCGCGCCGAACTGCGTGACCTTGACCGTCTCGCGCAACTCGTCCTGCACCGTGCGCGTGACTGCGCCGGCGCCGGCTTGGAGGAAGTTGACGAACGCCGCTCCGAACCGCGCCGCGTTGAGCTGCGACGACACCAGCCGCTGGTTCTTGTCGCGGATGACAAGCGAGTAGTCGTCTGCGTTCACATAGACGCGAGCCGGCGCACCGTTGCGCACCGGGTAGCCGCCGCTGGTGCGGATCGGCTGCGCGGCGATCTGCGTGCCTGCTTGGTCCCAGTAGACGACGATGGGGTTCGTCTGCGGATTTTGCGCCGCAGTGCCGAACCAGAGGTAGCCGTTTTCCAGCGGCTGGCCGTCTCGGTCGAAGATCAGCGAGTACGGGTCAAAGACGGCAACGCTCATTGCTTAGGCTCCTGTGCGCGGGGATTCAGCGCGGCATCAATCTTGGCGCGAATGCGGCGGTTGTCGATCTGCTGGCGCAGCAGCCGCAGGCCGCTGATGACTGGCAACGGCAGACCACTGGCGTACCCGGTCACCCCTGACTCAACAATTGCCGCCATGATCCTTCCGCCAGTGCCAGCGTTGTTTAGGAGTGTTCCTGGTGGAACGGTCAAGACATACCGCAGCACCTCGTCCAGGTCGCGCATCTGCTGCGCCGTGCGCTTGCCGAAGATCACATCCAATCGGCCATTGCTGTCGAGGTCGCGCATGACTTGATGCAGTTTTGCCGTGCTGACCAGCGGCCTACCGGACGAGTCCATGCCGCCTGCCTTGGTGGCCTCGGCCTCGATGTGCCGCACGGTAGCGCCCTGCAGTTCCTTGAATGCCTGCTTGCCATCGTCGCCCAGCGTGGTCAGCACTCGGCGCAGGAAAGTGATCTCCTCGGGAGACGCATTCAGCACACTGCGCTGGAACACTTGATCAGCAGGCACTCGCGGGTCATCCATGCCTCGCACCGAGTCCAGCAGCCGAGCGACCACAGCACGATTCTCGAACTTGCGAGCCTGCTCGGCCCTGAGCGACCGCGCCTGCTGGAAGAGCGGACCGGCGACAGGCTCAGTCTGAGCATCGACGAGCTTCTTGAGTATGGTGGCCTGGCGCACAGACCGCGGATCGGCCACATTCGGCAGAAGCTCCTGGCGGAACTGCTCCATCATGCCGACGGTCGCCTGACCCGGCACAAGGTTGCCAGCCTCGTCCATCTGCGCAATGCCAACGCGCAGCGCGATCTGGCGAGCCTCATCGACCATCTGATTCGCAGAAATGCCGCGAGTCTGGCCGTTGATGTAGTCCAACAGCGAGCCGGTGATCTGGTTGTCGCCAGAACCGATGACAACCGGGGCGGCAACATCGACCGGAGCCTGCGCCTCTGGCGACTTCCGCGCTCGCGCATAGGCCACATTCGTCGCGTTCTTGGCGTTCTGGTAGCCCTGCGCCAGCGCTTTGACGACTGGATCACCAGACCGCGCAGGGTTAGGCACAGTCGCTCCGGTCGCATCGAAGAAAGCATCGAAGTTCTGGAGCACTTGCAAGTTGTTCTCTTCGGCACGAGCGCGAAGAGGAGCGCCAAGACTCGGGCTTTTCAGTTGCTCTTTCTCGAACTCCAACTGCTCAGCCGTTCGCGTTGCAGCGCCACGGGTGAGGCGCACCGGCACCGGCAAACCCTCTGCCGTTGCGAGCCGCTGCTCGACCATCTCGGTGCCGGCCGACCCCACGGAGCCGAGCGCACCAGGACGGCCACCCTGCTCCTCCGGCATGACCGCAGCGAGTTCAGCGCGAGCGCGTTGGATCGGCGCAGTCACACGCCGAGCAGCACCAGTCGCCGCCTGACTCGTCATCGCAGCTGCGGGAGCCGCCTGCCGCGCCGCAGACGCAGCCTGCGCCGGAAGGCCCAGCATCGGAGCCACGGCAGTCAGCGGGGCCAGCGCCTGCCCGACAGGTTCAAGGATCTGCGCGGCGACGGGTGAGGTCGGCTGATAGGTCAGCGCCTGCTGCCCACGGCCGGCAGACGCAGCGACCGCTTGCATGGCCTCCTGCGTGCCGAACTTGCCAGACAGGATCTGCTCGGCCAAGCCCTTGAGCGTGCCGCCGATCATCCCGAGCGTGCCAGTGGTGGCACCAGTGGCCAGCGTAGCAGCGGCCTGCGCCGTGCCCTTGGCGATCTCGCCAACGCTCGGCTTCTGTTCGGGTTCGGGAATGATGACCTGAGCACCGGGGATTTGCAGCGCCTTGTCCTGCCGCGCCCATGCGACCACGCTGGCAAGCTTGCCAGCGGCCTCGACATCGCCAGCCTTGTCGGCTGCGATCAGCGCGGCTTCCAGTTCGGCCAAGGTTGCCATCAGCGACCTCCTGCCGAGTACCTTCTGACCAGCGCGTCGATCTCACTCTGCGACACGGCAGGCGCAGGGCGAGCAGCGCCAGCGGCAGGCGCGGCAACCGGACCGGCTTCAGGCAGCGGCTTGATGTTGCGCACGTAGTATCTCGCGGTCGGCACATTCTCCTTCTCTGCCAGATCGCGCAGCAAACGCGATGACTGGTCGTACTGAGCGCGGCCGGCCCGCTCGGCAACATTGAAGATCGTGTTGAGTTCGCCCTTGGTGAAGCTGATGTCACCAGAGCGGGCCTGCGCCAGCAGCCGCTGCTCGTTCTCGGTGATCGCACCCTGACCAGTCAGCATCGACCGCGAATTGAGCGCCATCTCTGCCATGCCCTGAATCAGCACACGCGATGCCTCGACGCCCTTCTCTCCTGGCAGACCAATGGCCGACGCTACCCGCGCCACGCCTAGCCGCTGGTTAGCGAACGGCCCGGTGATCGCGGCATCGAGCGATGCGCGATACCGTGGCAGATCGGCCAGTGCAGTTGCCGCAGCGTTGGCCTGATTGAAAAAGGTGCTGACATCCTTGCCGAGTTCGGCCGCAGCAGTCTTGTCGATGTTCTGCGTGGTCACATTCACATTCGTGACCTCAGCAGGCGGCTTCTTGGCGATCTGTAGCGCCTGGAACACTTGCTGCTTCTCGGGAGGCAGGTTTGCATAGTCGATGGCCTCCCGAACCGACGGAGCGAGCCTCCCAGCCTCTGCCTCCTTGCGCCGCGCGATTGTGAGCGCCAGTTCCTCCGGCGCAAGCGCCTGAGCGCGAACCTCGGCCGCAGTCTTGGTGATGTTCTCGACGATATCCTTCGCGCCAGGCACGAACGACAGACGCGCAAGCTCGGCCGTCAGGAACTGCTCAGGAGCCTGCTGCACCGCCTGCGCCTTCATGCGGAACATCTTCGCTTCTTCGGCCCTGCCCGAGTTCTCAGAGGCGCGCGCACGATCCTCCAGAATCTGCGCGGCCTGCTCAGGCTTGCCAGCCTTCAGCGCGAACGCAACCTGCCCGCTGGTGCGAAGCTCAATGTCTTGCTGCTCCTTCTGGAGCGACTCAAACACGCTCTGCGCCTGCTTCTGCTGGCGCGGGTAGCGCAGCCCGAAGTTGCGCCAGTCAGCCGCCGTTGCCGCCTGGTTGTTGGCCAGTACGAACGCCTCCTGCTGGAACGCAGCCTCCTCCTCGCGCAGCGCCTGAGCCTCGCGGATCTTCTGCGCCACCTCCATCGCCTGCAGCTGGCGAACCTGCTGCTGCGCAAGATTGGCCTCGCGCTGCGCCGTCGCCGCGTTGATCTGCTCGCCCAGCGCGTAGCCCTGCACCGCCGCCTGGAACGGCGACTGCACATTCATCTGGTAGTTGAACGGGTCAGCCATGATCGCGCCTCAAAAGACCGGCCTGCCAGTCGATGCCGACAGACTGGCGAGTTGCAGCGGGATGTTGAGCAGGCTCGCATACGGGGCCGTCTCACCGATGATCCCGCCGGCCTGCGCCTGGCCCTGCGTGCCGAGCAGGTTGCCGATGTTGCCCGCAGTCGTCGCGCCGAAGGTGCCCTGCCGCGCCGCCGCGTTGCTGCCCAGCGTGGCCAGCCCGCCGAACTGGCCGAGCCTGCTCTGGATCTCCTGTGACAGCATCTGCGGCCGGAACTGCGCGAGCGCGGCCTGAATGTTGCCGCCACGCAGCCCTCCGGTAGCGGACGCCCGCTGAAGCAGCGCAGTCTCGCCACGGTCAACCGCCGCTTGCAGGGTCGGTGATGCCTCGATCTGCGCGATGGCAGCGCGTTCCGCCTCGGGGCCGAGTGCTCCTGAGAGCGCCTGCATCTGACGCACGGCAGGCACACCCGCGCTGACATACGGGGCCAGGAGCCGCTGAGTCTCCTCGTACTGCCTGCGCTGCTCATCAATGCCGGCCTGCGCAGCGCCAGCCTGTGCAGCCGATGCGCGGCCAGCCGTGGACGATTGCAGCAGGCTCGACGCCAGTTGCAGACCGCCAGCGATCCAGGGGTTGATGCCGCCGAGCAGAGGAGCACCAGCAGCCGCAGCAGTGCCAGCAGCGCCGGCCGAGGTGGCCGACAACATCGGCAGCGCAGCGCCGGCCTTGCCGAGCGCAGCCGCGCCAGTCAGCGAAGGGATGGAACCCTGCGGTACAAGGCTCATGCTGGACAGCAGACCAGGACCGCCGCCGCCAGCCGCACCAGCCAATCCAGACCCGCCAGTAATCGCACCGGCACCCGCGCCAGCAGCCTCGAGGCCAGCGAGTCCAGTCTCGAACCCGCCGAGCGCCCCGATGCCACTCGCGCCAGTGCTGCCAGCAGCGCCAGCGCCAGCACCGAGCGCAGGAGCCGCAGCCGCAGCAGCCGCCAGTGCGACCGGTAGGAACGGTGCCCACGGCTGGTCATACCAGTTGTTGCTCTGGTATCCCGACTGCTCCATGACTTCGTTGCCGCGCCCGGTGTAGACGAACCGGCGCAGCCCGCCACCGGGGCCGGCCATGAAGTCGGTGATGTCAGGATTGGCGAGAATCTCGCTGCCGCCACCCTCGCCGCCAGAATAGGCGTACTGCGGCGCGGGAGCGTTCGCCCGCACATAGTCGAGGGCTTGCTGGCCGCTGAGGTTTTGCAGGATGTTGAGATCAATGGCCATGTCATCGCCCCTCGGGGTCGAGCCGCTGGCCGCTCTGCACTCTCAGCACCGCCATTGTGCCACGCATGGCGCAGGAATCAATCCTCGGCTTCATACTCACGCTCCTCCCACGCCTGACAGGACCGTAGATCGTGGCAGCAGAACTCGAACTTGTGGCAGTAGCCGCGAAAGCCCGCGCCGACATCCCACTCGTTCCATGGAATGCGCTCCATCTTCGCCTGCATCTGCGGCGTGTTCTCGTAATACTCGCAGTTCGAGCATCTGCGCCGTCGAGCCTCGGCCTCGTCAACCTGCATCGCCGCAGCCAGCGCCATCCAATACGGCTTGTTCGCCCCGCGCTCGTTGCTCGGCTTCTCAGGCCCGAGCATCCAGTCGCGGATGACCATCTGCGTGTTCTTGCGGTTCTCGGCCGTCGAGACGATAGGCTCATCCGGCTCGGGGATGCCCATGCCGAACGTGAATGCGTCGTTGATCGACTTCATGTGATCTCCCTGCCGCTGGCGCTGATGGTGAGTGAGGTCGCCGCGCCTGCCAGCGTCGAGATGAACCCGCCAGACTCCAGCGTCTGCCCGACAACCTCGGGGCAGAGGTAGGTCTCGGCCGGCACGATGGTGCGCGTCTGTAGCACAAGGTTCGACGAACTCGCAGAGCCGGCAGACGCGACGAGGTTGACCGAAAAGGTCACATTCGACGCGCTCGTGTTCGTCACGGTGAACTTGTCGATGATCGTCTTGCAGTTGCTCGCGGTGTATTGCGTCGTCTGCGAGTTCTCGGCCTGCTTGCGCGGGATGATGTTCTTGACGGTGACTGTCATTGCCTTTGCCTCACTTGATCTGCGCGACGGTCAGGATCATCGACGGGATGCCGGGAACCGGAGCCGCCGCAGCCTGCGCCAGAATCTGCACGGATGTGTCTGACGCGGAATACATGATCTCGATGTAGTCGCCTGCCTTCAGCGTCTGCATGAAGCTCCACGCGGCCACCAGCTCGCCGTCCGTGCCCTTCAGCCGCACCTGACTCGCGCTGTTCGCAACATCCGCACCGTTGACCCGCAGCCAGATAAAGATGAGGTGCGAGCCGCCAGAGGTGTTGTCCAGTTGCGCCGAGAAGGCGATGCTGTAGACGCCCGCCTCGGTCACGAACACCTGAGAGGTCGTCACTCCACGGTAGACGCCCAAGCTCACATCCGTGGTGTTCAGCGTGATCGCATACGCGGTATTGATCGCGGCCGGCGTCTGCGTGGTCGTGTCGTAGAACGCCCCGTAGCGCGTCGGAGTACGTTCCGGCACCGGAGGTGCCAGCGCCACCATGTCGAGCAGTCCTAGCGACTTGTAGAGGCTATCCAGCGCCTCGGTGGCCTTGCGGTCGGCCTCGCTTGCATTGATCGCCGCATCCTGCGCCACCTGAGCAATCGCGCCGGCATTGGCTGATGCCGCAGCCATCGCATTCTCGGCCGCGATGACCACATCCGTCTCCTGCGACGAGAGCGCGTCCACAATGGACAGCAGCTTCTCGAACTTGCGGATGGCCTCGTGGTCAGGCAGGAAGCTCGCCAGTTGATCCCGCGTAAGCCGGAGATTCGTGGCCATCAGACGGACAGCGGCTCAAGCCGCGCCTCCAACCGCGCCAGCGACAGATGAGCCTGCGTGTCACCCCTGAACCGCTGCATCCTGATGCTGCGCATGGTGCCCTGCTGCAACCACACCAGGCGCTTCATCCTGTTGCCAATCGTGCCGCAGGAGATCGGCTTATCCATCGACCAGACCTCCCCGTCGAGCGAGTAACTGGTGGTGATCTGCGGGTCGATGCCAAGCGCCACGCGGCCCGTCAGCGCGACAAGCTCAAGCTGATGCACGATGACGCCGCGACCCTCGTTGTAGAGCATCAGCGTGCCGCACTCCCAGCGCACATGATCGCCATAGTGCGTGCCAACGGTGTCCACCAGCGTGCCCACGCTCGATCCCTGCGTGTCACCCACCAACCAGCGGTTGTAGGCCCAGACGAGATTCTTTGCCCGGTACTGCTCGAAACCTTCCAGCGTCGATGTCAGGACGAACCACACCGGCTGCTGGAGTTGCAGCGAGGCGTTGACATCGTAGACGATGGTGCGGTCAGGCAGATGCACATACAGCTGTTGCTGGTTGCGATCAACCCGCGCCTCCATCAGCACGGTCGCAAGCTCGGCCTCGGTGTATTGCGACAGGATGAGGTCGATTTCTCGCGTGGCGATCTTCGTCGGCGTGGCGTTGGCCCCGAGGTAGATGCTGACCGCCTCGTTCTGCCCGCTGCCCAGGAATGCCACCGAGTTTGCCAGCACGCAGCAGGCATGAGTGCCGACCGCGCCCTTCGGAACCTGACCGCCAGTCGTGCGCTGGAACGGGAAGAAGTCGCCGCCCACATTGTCGAAGATCTCGATGGTGTAGCGGCCGACCGCATATACCTCGTTGCGCAGCTTCAGCAGCGCAACCACAGGGTCAGGGTCGATCTCCGCGCTGCCGTACTTCAGCGGGTTGATGACGGTCGGGTCGTTCAGTTCCGTGACGATGAGG